CGGGCTCCCAATCCCAGGTCTGTTCGTCGCCGTCGGCCGGCGTGTAGATGATCTTCACTATCGAACCCTCCTCGCCACCCGACGGGCGGCCTCTTCAATCACGTCCTCCATCGCCGACCGGAACACCTTCTTCCGCGCGGTGATGGTGTCGTCGAACCAGCCCGGCTTGCCGAGCTGGAACTGCTCGGGCTCTTCCCCGAACGTCAGGTGGTGCCAGCCGCGGCCGGAGTTGAACCGGCGCGGCGCGTTGCGGAAGTCCCGCGTCGAGCTGGTTTCCTTCGCCACGATCCGCGCGCCGACGGCCTTGCCGTTGAGCTTCGCGACGACCTGGACCTTCTGCGAGATCGCCGAGCGGATGCCGCGGCCGGGGTGGCCGGCGCCGCTGCTGGGCGCCGAGCGGATCGCCGCGCGCACCTGCTGCCGCACCGGGCCGGCCGCCTTGCGCAGCTGCTTGACGATGTCGCGCTTGATCTCCCGACCGTCCTCGACGGACCGCAGCGCACGCGCCATCTCCAGCATCTTGCGTTCCGGCTGGGACAGGTCCAGCGCGACGCCGGTCATCAGACCGTCGCGCGCACGACCGCGCCCGACGTCGGCCACTCGACGTCGACCTCGACGATCTTGCCGACGTCGCCGGAGATCGGGGTCCACTTCGAGACCAGTGCGGTGCCGGTGTACTTCGGGTTCGACGTGCCGACCGCGGCCTGGGACACCCGCAGCTCGAACGACACGTTCGTGCCGAACAGCGGCCAGACGATCGAGTCGAGCTCGGTGGCGGTGACGCTCTGCTTGAACTTCAGCTTGAGCGATCCGGACTTCAGCCCGGCAGCCACTTCCGCCCAGCCACCGGAGCCGAACGTGGTGGCGTCCTCGTCGCCGACCTCCAGCGGCAGCTCGGCGCTGCAGCCGTACGCCGACAGGTCGGTGCCGTTGACGTTGACGTACGCCGCCAGCAGAACGATCTTTGTTCCCATGGGTGTTTCTCCTTACGCAATGCCGAAAGCGACGACGAACAGGAAACTGGGGCCGGTGCCGGAGATCGTCCACTTCGGACGCCACCAGGTGTCGGTGATCGCGCCGGGCACGCGCAGGATCTGCCCGCCCAGCGCGGTCGCTGCGGCGAAAGTCAACCGCGTGGTCGGCGCACCGAAGGTGTTGTCCGGGGCCGACTCGATCGCGGCGGTGATCGTGGGCGTCGAGGTGCCGGCGATCGAGAGCACGTGCAGCGCCGCATACAGCTGCTTGCCCGCGGCGACGGCGCCCACCTGCGCACCGGCGCCGGTCCCGGTCGCGGTGCGCGCGGTGCCGGGGTCGTGGGCGATCTGGCCGCGCACGACGGGCCAGGACCCCATCGCCTTCGCCGACCAGGGCACGACCTTGCCGACCTCGTCGCCCAGTGAGTACTCGCCGTCGAGCGCCTTGGTGAAGTAGGCCAGCGTGCCGACCGACGCGCCGCCCGGGGTGATCGACCACGCGGACAGCCCGCCGAGCGAGGCCCACCGGTTGTCGTCCACCTTGGACGCGTCGCCCGCCTCCCACTGCCCGCCGCCCTCGATCTCCGAGCTGGCCAGCCCGGCCGTGACTTCGGCCCAGCCACCCGAACCGAAGTTCGTGACGTCCTCGGCGGCGTACTCCGGGTCGATCCCGACCTTGTTGCTGCTGCTGGTCAGGTCCGCGCCGCCGGTGAAGATCCGCGCGTTGGTCAGGACGAGCTTGTTTCCCATGTGCCAGGCCGCCTTTCAGATCAGCTCGGACTGGAAGGCCACGGTGTAGGTCATCTCCGACCACACCGCGTCGTCGTCGAGCGCAGGTTCGATATCGCCGGAATCGACGGTGATCACCTGGAACTGGCCGCCGCCGGTCGGGTCCGCGGCAATCAGGTTCTCCGCGACCTCGCCGAGCTCGACGACGCGCAGGTCGGCGGCGTACTGGTCCGAGCGGATGTTCTTGGCCGCGACGTAGAACGTGACCGTGGCGTACTCGGCGCGCGGCTGTCGGCCGCCGCCGACCGCGGCCGACGCGAACGTCGAGTACTCCTGGTCGAAGTGCAGCTTCCCGAAGTAGATGTGCTCCTTTTCGAGCCGCTTGCCCGGCCACGAGTAGGAGACCTGCACCCCGGCCAGCGGGGCGCCGACACCGGTCTGCGCGGCCAGCATGTCGAACAGCGCCTTCTTCGCCTTGACCGCCGCCGTGCCGACCATCAGCGCACCCCGCCGTGAAACAGGCTCGACCACTGCGGGTCGAGGTTCAGCTGCCGCGACGCCGGCGGCGCCGAGTTGCCCGACGTCCCGTCCTGGGCGTCGGGCCCGTACCGGGCGTACACGGCGTCGACGTCCGGAATCCCGGTGTTGTTCCGCTTGGGCAGGGTCAGCCGGTAGGTGCCGCCGTCGGTCGCGGTGAAGCTCGCCGCCCGGTCCGGGATCGCCGACAGGTGCTTCGTCGCCAGCGACCGCAGCCGCACCAGCGCGGCCTCGGCCAGCGGCGTCGGCGGCGCGTCCATCCCGAACTCGATCTCGAACAGGACGTTCCCGACCCCGTCGGGCCAGAACCCGGCGTCGGTGCGGCGCAGCATCCCGTCCGCCGTCGGCGCGACCGCGGCCAGCTGCGCCGGCGTGAGCGCAGTGAACGGCAGCCCGTACCGCTGCGCGGTCGATGCGGCCGTGACCACACGCACGTCCGGCTTGCCCAGCAGGACGTCGCTGGTGCCGGTGCCGTCGACGACCACCCGCCCGTAGCGCGGGACGAACGCGCGGCCGCAGATCTGCTCGCACTCCAGCTCGGTTTCCAGTCTCGCCCGGATCAGCGCGGCGGTCGGGAACTTGTCGGTGTCGGCGAGCTCCGGATCGGACGCGCGGATCTGCGGGACGGTGAAGAACACCCCGCCGGCGACCTCGACCGCGTCGAGCTCGGTCACCGCGAACCCGCCCACCGTGGCCGCCCAGGCGACCGTCAGCACGGTCAGGGCAGGCTGCGGGGCCAGGGCGAAGGTGTACGTGCCGGTCGCGCCGTGCGTGGCCGTGCCGGACGCCACCGTGGCGCCGGCCGGGTCGGTCACCGTCACAGTGACCGGCCCGGCGGCGTCGGTGGGCGTGTCCTCCCCGGTGAGGAAGACGTGCGTCAGCGTGGCCGCGCGGCCCCGCACGGCGCGGGTCGTCAGCTCCACCGGCTCAGCCCGTCCACACCGAGCCGACCAGCGCGCCGGACGACTGCAGCCAGAGCCCGGTCGCGCAGCGCACACCATCCGGGACGTTGACGTGGCTGCTGCCGTTCGCCGCCAGGGCGACCGACGCCACGACCGTCCCGGCCGCCGCACCCGGGTTGTCGTACAGGTCGACGTTGTTGGCCGCGCCGCTGGTGTCCCGGATGGACAGACCGCGGAACGAGCACGGGGTCGACGCGACCGCGCCCGACCCCGTGACGCTCTTCGGCGCCGCCTGGGCGGTGCCCATCAGCGCCACCGCAGCCCGACCTGCAGCAGACCCGCCGGGATCAGCAGGCCCGTGCCGGAGTGGGCGATGGTGACGGACAGGACGTCCCCGGCCGCGGCGAGCAGATCGCTGGCCGTGCCCGACAGCGCCATCGTCTCGGGCACGTTGGCGACGCTGTTCGTCGCCGCGTACGACCGCGGCGTGGCCGGCAGCACCGCGCCGGCGCCGGCCGCGCCACGGTTGCGCAGCGACAGCGTCGCGAAGTTCGTGCCGTTCGCGGTGACCGCCGCGCCGGGCACCCACTTCGCCGAAGTGATCTGCGCGGCGCGAGGCAGGACCAGGCCGGGCTGCTCCAGCGCGGTGCCGGCCGCGGTCGGCGGCACCTCGAACGTCCAGAGGAGATCCCCGGCGAGCTGCGTGAACTGCATGATGTTCTCCCTGCTCAAGGGTGGAAACCGGTGCGGCCACGAGCCGCAGCCCCGCCGGACGCCCGCCTGGCGGCCGGCTCGCGTGGGACCGCGGCGCGTGGCCGCGTGGGTGAAGGGGTGAAGCGGTTGCGTCGAGAAGCGGCGCCGGTCAGGCGTTGCCGCGGTACAGCCCGCGGTGCTCGAGCACCGCGCCGGAGTAGATGTGCCGGATCTTCCAGGTCATCTTGTCCGCGTCGTACATGCTGCCGACCGTCTGGTCGGCCTGGGTGAACAGCTCCGGCTCCTCGCGGCCCTGGTAGAAACCGACCTCGATCGTCGGGCACAGCGCGGTGTCGGCCCCGAGGTACCACTGGGTCTGCGACGTCCAGTAGTCGATCACGATCGGCAGCAGGCCCTGGTGGATGTTCGGCGTGTTCGACGGCCGGGAGTTCGTAAGAGGGTTGTGTAGGGAATTTGTGTGCTTCTTG